CGTCCGACGCGGAGTGCTCTCATCAATACATCCTCGTCTCTTCCGAGGTGTCACACCGGATCGCCACGCTGGTGAAGCGTCTCAGACTGTCGTACATAATTGGCTTGCACATTCCGGCTACCCGGTGGAGGTACTGCCAACAAGGAATCCACCGGACCGCTGCGACACATGTGCCATATGCCGATGGATTCAAGATAATCATTAATTGCGAGTAACGCAAGTATTAAAATGCATAATACGCAATTTTAGGCGCAAAAAAAAGGCCTCGTTAGGAGGTCCTTTTAGTGTCATGAGTAGTTAGCCGTGGCGTTTGAATGATTGAGACTGGCTGATTAAAACTTTTCCATATACGTAGAAACGGTGTTCGTTATCTTTGGTTATATTCCATTCACGATACTTTGGATTGTCGGAAATGACCAGTAACTGGTCAGGGATCATCTGAAGACGCTTAACATAGACTTTCCCATCAAAACCAAAAACATAAATGCCATCCCCATCGAACTCATTCACGCTCACATCAACAAAAATCAGGTCTCCCGCCTCAATGGTGGATGCCATGCTGTCCCCGCGAACGTTGATAACCTTAACCCCTGAAGATGTCCTCCCACCAAACAAAGTTAATGCTTGGTCACTGCTGTATTCGATGGCATGAATCACATCGATAACATCGCTACCCTGAATATGTCCTGTACCGGCGCTCGCGCTCACATCAAGTACCTCGACTCTATACACATCAATATCCTTCCGGGTTGATGAATCCTTTTTACTGTCTATATATACAGTAGACTCATTTTCAGAAGAAATAAATAGGTCTGGAACACTGACGCTTAAAGCGTGAGCAAGTCTGTTAAGTGTTTGTTCTGAAAACTGCTTTTGTTTTCCCGTTTCAAGACGAGAAATATTTGCAGCATCAACCCCCACAGCCTCAGCGAGTTCTGCGATTTTCATGTTCTTCGACAGGCGAAGATTTCGTATGCGTGATCCTATATTCATGCGCCCATTACATGTTGTTTTTGCGTGTCATGCAAAGCAACTTGCGCAATTCGCTAACATGCAATAACATGCGTATTACGCAAATTAAGGAGGAATTATGCAATCGCCGTTAAGAAAATTGCGTAAGTCGCATGGTATGACTTTGTTGCATGTGGCAACCGGCGTGCAGGTTGACCCGGCTACATTAAGTCGCATTGAAAGATGCGAACAAGTCCCATCTGTTGAACTGGCAGAACGTCTAGCCAAATTCTTCAAAGGTGAAATCAGCGAATTACATATTTTGTACCCGAGTCGATACCAAGCATCAGATGAAATAACGGGACTTGGTAATCGTACCGCTAAAGCAGTAATCCGATAACTACCAAAGGAAAAACAACATGGTAGAGCCAAGTTTGAAAGAAGTAGTTAAGGCTATGTGCAAAGCGTATCCAGGGGGCCGTGAGGCTATGGCTGGTGCAATTGGCATGTCCGTTACTGAGTTCAACAACAATCTGTACGAGAAGAATGGCTGCCGGTTCTTTGAAGTGAATGAACTGGAAGCGATGGAAGATATTTCAAATACATCTCTCCTGGCTGATTACTTCGCCAAGCGTCGCGGCGCTTTGCTGGTGGACGTTCCGCAACTGGAAGATCTGGATCGTGTGGACTTGTTTACCAGAGCAATGAGAACCGCAGCTGCTCGGGGTCAGGTAGATCAGATTATCCAGGAAGCTCTGGAAGATGGGGTTATTGAGAAGCATGAAGCTGAAGAGATTGAGCAGCATCACCGCCGCCATCTGGCAGCCAGAGAAGAAGAAATCCGCGCGATTGTCGCGTTGTTCAGCCGTAAGAAAAGCCAAAAGAAGTGACGCCCGCGAGTGTGCAGCTCCGGGCGTCGTGGCGTGTCGTATCAGTGGAGAAACTAAACGCATGAACAGTTTAAACCGAATGAGACCAGCTAAGCAATTCCGATGCCTTCCGCTGGTGGGTAAAGACTCTCACTTCGGCTATGTCGAAATAGTACGTGGAGAGGACGGGAGCCACAACTACCAGGCATGTGCAGGTGTGGTAGGGACATTTGCTCAGATGAACGAGAAGGGGCGCGAGGAATGGCTGAAGTTAACCGGCAATTCAGAGACCACCGAGGTATCCCGGTGCGGGTTATCAGATGGGAGCCAGAGACTCGACGCGTTATATACCTTCGCGAAGGGTACGATCATGAGTGCTTCAGCCCTCTTGAGCAATTCCAGCGTAAATTTACAGAGTTAAAGGACGACCATGAGCCTGTTGATGCCATCCCGGCCGATAGTGATAAACCCTGACCTTGCATACAGTATTGGCCTCAATGAGGCGATTGCGTTGCAGCAGGTGAACTACTGGCTGAAAGAAACCACCTCCGGACTGGAGCGTGACGGCGTGCGCTGGATTTACAACACGAATGAGCAATGGCTGGAACAGTTCCCGTTCTGGTCTGAGTCGACTCTGAAGCGCACCTTCACTCGTCTTAAAGCGCTTGGCGTGCTCAAAATTGAGCAGCTGAATAAGTCTCAGCGCGACATGACGAACTACTACACGATCAACTACGAAAGCGAGCTTTTAGATGAGGTCAAAGTGACCAAGTCGAAGAGTTCAAAATGCACTCGTCCATCAGGTCAAAATGAACCGATGGAAGAGGTCACAGTGACACGCTCCATCGGGTCAAAACGAACCGCTGTCATCAGGTCAAAATGCACTGATGTTCTTACAGAGAATACAACAGAGAATACTACAGATATAAAAAACACTATTTGTCCGGTTGCGACGCAACCAGACCCTGAAGTGTTGATCACTGACAACGCCATTCTCGTTTTGACTCATCTGAACCAGGTCAGTGGTTCCCGATACCAGAAATCCAAAACCTCTCTGGAGAACATCCGGGGCCGACTTCGTGAAGGTTACAGCGTTGATGATCTCAAGCTGGTAATTGACCTCAAGCATGAGCACTGGAATGGCAATGACGACCAGTACCAGTACATGCGCCCTGAAACCCTGTTCGGCCCGAAAAAATTCGAATCCTATCTGCAAAGTGCTACTCGCTGGGAAAGCAAAGGTCGTCCAAAGCGTCAGGAGTGGAGCGGAAAACGGGATGAAGGGGTTTTCAAAACTAGTTTCCAGAACACTGATTACAGCGAGATCCCTGCAGGCTTCAGAGGAGCTAACTGATGAGCAGCCTGATGAAAACCCTTGAGATGTTCATTGCTGAGAATCCTGGCTTAACCAGCCGTGAGATTGCCGAAGCGTTTGCTGATTACTCTGTCGACGCTGTCCAGCGCACCGTGTGCCGTCTTCACGAATACAACTTCACCACCCGTGAGTGGAATGGTAAGCAGTTCCTGTATTACGCGATGTCAGATAGTGCTGCTGGCGGACGCCGTGAAGTCCCTGCTGATAAACACGTAGTAGCAATGATTGATCAGGCGAAAGAGTTACAGAACCGTGGTCTTTACCGCCGTGCTGCCACTCTCTGGCTGGAAGCATTCCAGCGCTCTCAGATTTTGACTGAGCGTGAACGCTGTCTGAAAGAGCGCCAGCGCTGTCTGCGCAAAGCCGTATCAACGAGCAAAGCAGATGGCTCATGGTTCCTGGCTGGCCGTTACGCAGGGGAAAACTGATGAAATATTCACTGATTTACGCTGATCCTGCCTGGGAGTATGGCAACACCATCAGCAACGGCGCAGCCGGGAACCATTACGGGACGATGAAGCTTATCGACATGAAGCGCCTGCCGGTGTGGGAACTTGCTGCTGAAGATGCTGTGTTGGCCATGTGGTTCACAGGAACGCACACCCGCGAGGCGATTGAACTGGCTGAAGCATGGGGCTTTAAAGTTCGCACCATGAAGGGTTTCACCTGGGTGAAGTTCAACCAGCTGGCGGAGCAGCACATCAACAAAGCACTTCAGGCTGGTGAAGTAGAAGACTTTTACGACTTCCTCGACCTGCTGAACGTTCAGACCCGGATGAATGGTGGGAACTACACCCGAGCCAATACCGAAGACCTGCTGATCGCTACCAGGGGAAATGGACTGGAACGCCAGTGCGCCAGCATCAAGCAGGTTATCTACAGCCCACTCGGTGAGCATAGCCAGAAACCAGCAGAGGCACGTTTCCGTCTTGAGCAACTTTATGGCGACGTACCTCGCATTGAGCTGTTCAGCCGCAGCGGCGCTACTGGCTGGGACCATTGGGGAAATCAGGCAGAGTCACCGGCAGTTGATCTCTTACCTGCCTGTGTGATTCCAGTTATCAAAAGCGGGGAGCGTGCAGCATGAATCAGGCGACCGAAAACGCGATCCATGCTGAGGCGAAACGCTGTAGTGATGCTATCCAGGCAGCCATGAAGAAAAAGCCAAAGCCTAAATTCGACAGCGTCAGCAAGCCCTTGCTCAGCAAGCACTACGAGAAGGTAAAGCCGCTGGGTATCACCTTCATTAAATTTGTCAGTGTCATTGGCCGCCTGAATGGGCGTTATGGAGTGGAATCATGATCGATTTAACGCCACGTCAAAGTGAAGTGTTCAACGCCATCAAGGATTATCAGGCTCGGTTGGGGTTCCCGCCGACAGTGAAGGAGCTTGCAGAACTGATTGGCGTGTCATCGCCGAACGCCGCTGCCGAGCATGTCAATGCGCTCAAGCGTAAGGGGTTTATCACTGTGGCCCCCGGCGCGGCGCGCGGGATAACCATCCTTGAGGATACTAAGGATTTCGGGGCGATATCGATCATTAAGTCGCTTCTGGATGGTGATGAGTACGCCCGAGAGCACGCCATCGCCTGGCTGGAGTTGCAAGGGGTGAAGGTATGAAGCTGGTCCTTCCGTTCCCTCCAAGC